AACAACTTCCATACCTCCGTGCTTTTTAATTTCACTACCCTTGTTCTTTTGAATTTTCTTAAAGAGTTTTTGGAGTTCTGCGACTTTAATTTCTGGGTCATTTCTAGCATCGTTCATTCTATCGGCAAAGTGTCTTGTAAACTCAATGTCGATATCAAACTTTTTTAATAGACGGTCTCCAAACTTCTCTAAGTCAGAGATTTGTTTTTGTGATACTTTTTCAAAGAGGTCTTTATACCTTTTCATCTTCTTCAGGAACGCAGTTAGGAACTTTCTTACCGTTCTTATCTTTCATTCCAACTTGTTGATAACCTTTCCAACAAGGGTCACCATCTTTCTTTTCTTTGAACATATCTTTGAATGATTTCTTACCTTCAGTCTTCATATTCTTTTCTCTAGTATCAGCAGTTCTTGCTCTATCCATCATAGCATCGTGCTTTCTTTTATCTGATTCTTTTTCTCTTCTGATTCTATCTTTAGCAGAATCTTCGTTCTTACCTTCACTGACCACAAACTCTTCATAAGCAACACCTTTCTTAGTGTGTTTCTTTTCTAACTCTGGTCTAGTCTTTTGCCAAAACTTTTGAACATCTTTAGTTTTCTTTTCTGTTCCAGTAACTTCATCTGGACTTTCAGGACTTACTCGTTTTACCATTTTATCTAGTATATCAACATCACCATCTACATCTACATCAAGACCTATGTCAGTCATAGCATGTTTTAATGATTTGTTAGGGTCTATTGCGTGAGGTATTTTACCTTCGTTCTGCCCAGGAGTATCTTTCTTATATCTATTTGTTAGTTCAGGCATGCCCCATCTTCCAGCACCACCAGTTTCTAAGAACATTTTTTGATAGTTCAATTCTTCGTCTACTGAAATATCAGGATTACTACTTTGACTTGCCCTATACTTTAATAGTCTTTCTTGTTCTGCTTTTCTAACTCTTGGCATAAGTTTCTTCGCCATCTTTGCTAATCTAGCAGAAGAGAATCTTTTTGTTACAATTTTGTCTACAGTTACTTTCTGAGAAAAACTTAAGTCTTTGTAAGACTTATCTTTACCCATAATCTTTTGTCTTGCGATTTCTTTTGCTTTCTTCTGGGCTCTTCTTTCGAGAGTCGCCTTATCGGCAAGTTTCTTCTTCTTTCTCTCTTTTGCCCTTTGAATTCTTTTTGCGAGTCGTTTCATAATACGACCTCGTTTCATTCGTTGTTGGGGAGTTAGTGGTTTTTCAATAATTTCTTCCATTATCTTCTCTTTTTCTCTAACTTCTTAAGTTTAGCAAACTTCTGTTTAATCATTTGTTTCAAATCATTCTCAGGAATGTTTTCGGTAATCCAAGAATACAATTGTTTCTGCCAAACTCTCTCTGGCATAATAGGTTTACCTCTTTGTTTAATTGTCATATACTTAAAGTCTTTAACATTACCCGCATTCTCTTTACCAGTTACTTTAGAACCTCTAGGCAAACCAGTTGGTTCGAAGAATACAGTATGTTCTTTATTATTCAATACGACTTTAATCTCACCATTCAATGGTAGTCTTTGACTTCTACCTTCAACATAGTCATATACAGTTTGAGCAGCACCTTCGTGTGTAACCAACTGAATATCTTGAGGAACCATTCTTCCTCCAGGTTCGATTGCTCTATCTATGTTTTGTTGAACAGCAATATGATAATTTGTTAGAATCCATACAAGGTGAATATCAGCAGGGTTATAACCTGCGTTCATCAACCAAGGAATGTATTGTTTAATATCTTTTAATGACTTAGCAGTGATATCAAACATTAGATTGGGTTTAGTCTTTCCAGCAGCACCTAAAACATTTTGAATAACCTTAAAGTTATAATCTCTTTCTTTAACCCAGTTATGAATAAACTCTGTATCTTTAGGGTCTCTTAAGTCAAGGTTCTGAATCTCTGGATGTTTTTTCTTTGCTTTAGCAAGTTTCATCAAATCATTCTTTAGTTTATCTACATCGAATACTTTGAATAGTTCTCTTTGCATAAAGTTCTCAGAAGAGAAACCTTTACCACTTCCAGCACCACCTGCCAAGAATACGACTTGACCATATTTGGCACCGTTGTTTAACATTAGAAGTTTTTCTTCTAAGTATTGTTGTGATTCTTGTATGTCTTTAAAACCCTTAATCATAACCCCATACCTTTTTTAACTGCGTTAAATATTTTCTTGGCATCAGCAGGTCTTGCTACTTTTGGTAGACCTTGAGAAAAACCTTCTAAATCATCGTTCTGAACATATTCTCTCATCTTAGTTCCTGAGATACCACCTTTCATATCTCTTTCACCCGCATTGGTTACTTCAAACTTATCGAATTTATATGTTCCGTTGTCGACATACTTTGTCATTGCTTTTCTAAACTCATTAACTCTATCACCACCGACCGAGAATGTGACATCTTTATAACCATTGTCACTTAACCACTCCATTACTTGAAAAGCAGTTTTGATGTTCTTATCTGTAGAGATTGTTGCTTTAGGAAAAAACTTTTTTAATAGTTTAACCTTTGTATTAAAGTCAAGTGGATTCTTTTTCGCATCGTTAGAATGTGATGTGAAAATCATTGGAGTTCCTTTCTTTCTCTGTGCTTGTTTAATTACAGAGTTGATTAGAATCTCGTGCCCATAAGTAATAGGATTGAAACGACCGAAAGTAAACACTACTGGTGTCTCTCTTGCTTCAACGATGTAGTCTTTAAATCCTTTCATTACTTTATCTTTATATACATTGAATTAGTATCACTTACTTTCATAGCAGTAAAGAAAGACCATCTAATTGTGTCTTCATAGTTAGTCATAACAAATCTGACTAGAGTAGCAACCGCTATATATCTTTGTTGTAAAAGAGTATCCATCTCTTTAAAATCTGGGTTAAAGAGAATGTCATTATCTTTTTGTAATATGTTTCTCTTGTATTTATTAAAAACTCGTTTGGACTTCTCTAAAAGACGGTTGTCTGGTTTTATCTGATTACCAATAAGAACAGACCCATTATGATAGTCATCCCATAACTTAGCATCGATTGCTCCCATCGCAAAGTTCTCTCCTTTAAAAGTCCCTTCGAGATATAAATTAGGATTGTTCTTACCAGCACGAGCATTTGCTTTGAATGTATAACCAGACTTAGTTTCGATAAAGCAAGACTTCAACGACCCTGCGATAACCATTCTGTCTAAACTAAAGTCATAGTCTAGTTTCTTATTCTTATATTTTAATGGATTAATTAATTCCATTTTAGATTTCTTATCTGGCAACTTCAAAGAGATAGGACAGATAAGACCAGTTAGAAAAGACTTTCTTAACCAGAAGTTTAATTCGTTTAGTGTTGTGATATCACCGAGTTCAGCATCGAGTCTTCCAGCAAAAGAAGATTCAAACAACCATACATCAGCAGGGTTCCAGTTATCGTCATTACTTGGACCACCCAATTCTCTTTTCTTATTGTAAATCTTTTTAGAATACTTGTCACCCTGAAATTCAAAGATTAGTTTCTTACCTCTGATAGGTTTGATTCGTTTGAAGTTCTGAGTTTGTAGTTTAGCACCAATATAATAATTTGTATTATAGACACTTTGTTCAGCACCGTAGTCTGGTAACATATCGATTGCCTCTTCTTCAGAAACTTCTTTACCATCGTGTGCTGCTTTAAATAGAATTAAAGAGATTGCTTCTTTACAACGAGTCTTTTTGTGTGTATCTGATTTACCACCACCTGCGTGATTGAATGAGTTCTCAATACCAGACTTGGTTCCTAATACTTTATATGTCTTACCACCTGCTTTAACATATACAAAAGCATTACCACTACCAATCTCTTCAGCATCGTCTGTCGGTTCAGCAAGTTCTATATCACCCTTAAGAGTATCGGCATATTCTTTCTTTGCCCTTTTAGATAATTCGACTTTATGTCCAGGAAGATAATCAGTTTGATTTACAATACTTGCTTCATTAAGATAGTCGTTAAAACTCCACACACTTGCCATACTAACCCCAACTCTTCACAGCATTAAAGTTTGCTCTACTGAATTCCATACGGTCGACTAACTTCACTGCTTTGTTTGATAATTTATCCACAGCAACAAACCCTTCTGGACCAGTTACTTTATAACCAGTTGCTGTTTTAAGAAATGCGTCAATCTTATTGACTTGTTCCATTTTCTTAACTAGCATATCTTTTACTTCTTGAACATTGTTATGCCATTCGATAGTATAAGCAAAAGTTCCAGCAGACTTACCTTGTCTTAGTTCTTTAATCATATCTTCGATAGCATCAAGTTTCTTTTGTTTACCTTTATCTGTTTTAAGTTTGGATGCTTGTGCTTGACCTCTTGCTCTTAACCAATCGATGAAAGAAGCAACTGCTTGTTGTCTACCTCTAAACTTAAGACCTTCTCTTACTCTACTGTTCATCCAAGTCTTTACTAATAATGTTGTTTCATCGTTACCGAATAATGCTTTTAATGAGTTTTTATCTAACTTCTTCAGTTCAGAAGAAGCATCTCTTAGTCTTGACATTATATCGTCATCTTCATCTGATGTCAATGTTGCTTTACCAGAAACATCTTGATAGTAAGTATCAGTAAACCATACAGAAGAATTCTGTTTTAACTGTTTAATATTGACTTTAAAATTAGCGGAAAGGTCAGCAAGAGTATCACCACTATATGTAGTGTGAAATATGATACCGACTTTTGCCTTTTGAATTGTCTTATCGAGTGGACTATTTTTTGGGATTGCATATGTAATTGTGTTTGGTGTGAAAGTGGTATAATCTACATCATCAATAGTTACATCTTTCAAATCATCTGGAGTAAACATAAAGTCACCTTGTAATATCAGACCCTTCTTCCATATCTTTGGTAGGTGGTCTAAGGCTGCTTTTAGTTTATTAGATAACCCCTCACTATTACCGTGATTCGCATCAATGTCTGCTTTAGTATAATTTACTTTTGGGTTTCTATTAAAGATTGATTTTGTTCCTACAAAGAATTTACCAGTTTCTGGACAAGTGCCACATACAACTGCCGGAGCACCATCAACCTTTACTTGAATATCGACTGCTTTATTAGAATGACCAGTAAGAACATCACGAATCTGTTTTAACATTTTTAATGCTTCAACACCACCTTGATATCCATCATCGAGAATGGCGTCTTCAATATGTTCTAAATGGGTAAGTTTCGCCTCGGATAATAATGTCTTGAATCTTTTCATAATATCTATTTATAATAAAAAGGAACAGTTTAGTCAGTCGTGTTCAGGACTGGGGTTGTGTATAAACATTTAACAAAGGAGTCACATCAACAACCCTAATTAGGTGAGAGACTGGCAGAGGTGTTGATTGAGTCGAGAGTATTTGCCAGTCTCTCGGGACGATGATTTCTAGTGGGGGAGAGTATGGTGTCTAAATCATCAAAGGACACCTATGAAACTTTCTCTTATAAACCTGCTAACCCAAAACAAGGAACAGGACTATTGTATCTTGGACCAAGTGTAGCATTGAATGCCTCAGCAAGAACATTCTCTAAACTATACGCTTCGTCTTCACTAATTTCTTTTCCCTCACAATGTTGCATTACATGAACCATCTCGTGACAAAAAGTCACTAACGCTTCTTCATTAGTGAGAGTTTCTTCAAGTTCGATAGTAAACTCACCATCTTCTCCGTGAGTCCAACCCATAACTCCTTCACTCTTTAAGTCGTGGATTTCAACATCAATCTCTGTTTCGAAAGGAATATTTAACCAATCACGACAAAAGTTCTCAACAGAAAGTAATTCTTTTTTTCTTTTTTCGTTATCAATCATATTTTTACCTTTATCTCTCATTCTTTATATACATATTATAACTCTATTCGTATATAATGTCAAGGAGTTTTTCCAATTAATTACCACATTTTCCATAGGGTTATGATTCATCAAAAGAAACTTCATCTACAGTTTTGGGACGACCGTTTTGCATTAAGAACATTGTAGATGTAAATCTACCCATTTGTTTATTTTTATCTTTCTTTGCCATCTCAATTGGTGTAACAGAATGATTAATATTTCCAGGGAATAATATCATATAATTTTCCATACAAGGTATTCTCAACTCGTAATCAGGAAACTCTAATTCACCACCCATAAATGATTTGGGTTTTTTGAAAAACCACATAAGACCAGTTACAGCACTAGAATCTGAATGTGGCGCATAATAATCAGAATCTTCATAATATGATACCATATTACTAATATCTGTTATACTTTTATTTTTAAAAAACCACGATGGGCAAGATTCGTTTGAAAAATTATTATTAATAATATTTTGTATTTTATTATTAGTTATGCTAATTAAGTATGATAAATTTTGATTTTTATATAAGTGATTCCAACCAAAAGCGGAATTATTTTTTATGACTTTTTGGGTATCATCTACTGCCGAACCAGTTTTTTCAGGAGGTAAAAATATACCTTTATTATGATGAAAACATATCTCATCAAATATGTTACAATATTCTTCTTCGTTGAATACTTCGGTAACTTCTACATAATGAAAAGGTTCAGTATAATATTTTATATTCATATCTTTAAACTACTAAAATCTTTTTTGTGTTCTTGGTCGTGGTCGTGTAATGGACTTTCAATCAAATCTTGTTGAGCAGATTCTTCTAAGTCATACAATCTCATCTTAGGTCTATCGATACCAACAGCAAACCTCTTGTATGTTGATGGGTCACCGTATCTATTCTTTAACTGTTTGATGAGTATCTGATTCATATTCTCCATCTCTTCAGTAGAGATTAATGCTAACATCAAATCTGTAGTCGCAGGTAGACCAAACGATTCAGAAGTATCTTCTAAACCAAAGTCACTATCACCATAACCACTTCTGTTTACTTGTGTAGCAGTAACAACTGGAACTTTAAACTCAACAGCAAGACCTCGAATCTCTTCAGCAATCGCCTTGATGTAAGTATATGAATTAACCCCACCACTCATTCTCATACGAGAAGAGGCGCAAATGTTAAGATAGTCAATGTATATAATATCAGGAACAAAACCTTTCTTCAATTTTAGTTCATTGAGTAGGTGTCTGAAATGACCGACACCTGCTGATGAAGTAGGATATTCCTTCACGACTAACTTACCACTTGTCTTACCCTTAACCTTTTCAATCTTCTTAGCATACATTTGTGCTGGAAGATTATGTAACTCATCCATTGTAACATTCAGTAGATTCGCATCGATTCTTTCTGCGATTCTTTCTTCTGCCATCTCCATTGTAATATACAATACATTCTTACCGTCTAACATATTCGCACTGGCGAAATGACACATAGCAAGAGATTTACCAACACCAGTTCCTGCCATCAGAACCGTTAATGATTTCTTAGGTAAACCACCTTTTGTAATTTTGTTTAGATAATCTAAATCGAATGGGATGCGTTCTTCTTTCTTATGATAAAACTCAAAACGAGATTCAGCATCGTCGATAAAGTCGTGACCAATATTAGGGTCAAAAGAAACTGATAATGCTTCTGTTAATATTTCTGGGATAGCACCTTTGTCTTGATTCTCTTTACCATCAATGATTTGAATAGAATCCATAATCGCATTGTATAATGCTTTCTCTTGACAAAACTTCTCAGTAGTATCAACTAACCAATCTCTGTCTTCTTCTTCATTCTTAACAAGTGTAGAGATATACTCAGCAATATCCGAATACTCTTTGTCAGAGATATTTGTTCTGTTATCGAGTTCAATAGTGAGTGCTTCTCTTGTCGGTAAAGAGTTGTATCTTTCGACAAAGTTAGCAATCTCTTCAAAGACTACTCTCTCAGTGTTATCAGAAAAATATTTTGTGTTTA